AATCCTACATCGGCTATTAATTTAAAAATATCACCCATATAGGTATTTATAAGGATTTATGAGTCAGGAGTGCCGTATTTTCTATTTAGGCGATCAAGTGAGTTGAGTGGCTTTTGATTGAGATCATCAACTTCTTGTTCGATAGTTTTTGATGGACTATCATACTCATTGATGTTTGTACCTAAAGATAGTTCTTTAGGAGGTGGCGGAGGAGGCGCAGTTGGAACTTCATTATTATTTTCTGGCCATTCTGGTGGAGGACCTACAGACCATGTTTTGTTTGCTTCTTCTTGTATCTTAACTAATTGTTCTTTAGTTAATGGACCATCATCTAGTTCATATTTTGGCCATGATTCTTTATCAGGTACCCATTCTTTATGCCATCCTTCAGATTCTCTTCCAGCTAAAGAATCCGTATATCCTTTAACTACTTCAGGATCGTTCTCTTTTTCTACTATTGGCTTTGGCGGATAGGTTGGTTGACTTTTTTTTAAAGACCAGTTGAATGCCACAAGCATAAGAACAGCCAATGGATCAAATACTAATACAATCATGATGATAACCCATCTAACAGCTTTCTCAAGCATGTTCTGATCTAAGGTATCTCCATAGATTAAAGCCGCAATATACTTGACTGGACCAACTTCAGCTTCTACCTTACGCGCTTGAGAAGCAATAGGAGCACGTTCAGTTTGCAGTTTAACTATAGTCTTTTGAGCTTCAGCAATCTCATTCTGCAGTTTCTTACGTTCGCCTGATTGTGATCGTCTGATCTGAATAGCTTTATCAGCGCCTTTTTCATCTGTAGATCTGGATAGTTTCTGATCTAGTTGGGCATCCATTTGTGATAATGCTTTACGAGCAGCTTCTATGTTATCCTTTTCAGTCTTAATCTTATCATCGAATATAGTAACTTGTGCTGTGATATCTCCAGCTGGAACTGCCTGATCTAGATGGGCTTTTGATAGGAATCCAAAGATACCCATGGATGTAATCATCATGAGTATAATTACCGCAATAGAGAAATATGATTTAAGAAGAGTCGGAACTTCTTTCCAGTTACGGTATAACCATGAGGCAACAACTAATTTTGAGATCTCAAGAATAGATCCCATGACTATGATTGGTACTACTGCAGCAGCAAATATTGCTGTTAGACCAGCAATGGAGTAAAACGCAGCAATGGCGCTTAATGAAAGCGCAGAAATTAACATTATTTGATTCATATTTTACGCTGAAACTGTAAAGCTTTCACCGCAGCCGCATTCGGCTTTGACGTTAGGGTTGTTAAATTTAAATCCTTCATTCAGGCCTTCTTTTTCAAAATCAAGTTCTGTACCATCGATGTACACCAAACTTTTTGGATCTACCATGATCTTAATTCCTTGGCTTTCAAACACTTGATCTTCGGATAATATGTCATCTACAAATTCAAGTGTATAAGCCATACCAGAGCAGCCTGTAGTCTTGACACCTAGGCGCAAACCCACACCCTTACCTCGGTTTTTGAGATATTTTTCTACACGTTCAGCAGCTTTGGATGTTATTGAAATAGCCATAGTTTATTTATTATACGCGCTTACTTCTTAAATCTGCAATTGCTGCTTTGATTGCATCTTCAGCTAAGACTGAACAATGGATCTTAACTGGAGGTAATGCTAACTCTTCTGCAATATCGGAGTTCTTGATTGTTTGTGCCTCATCCAGCGTCTTACCCTTGAGCCACTCTGTAACGAGACTAGAACTAGCAATAGCAGAACCACAGCCATACGTCTTAAATTTTGCATCTATTATGGTGTCTCCTTCTACTTGGATTTGTAATTTCATTACATCTCCACATGCTGGTGCACCAACCATACCTGTTCCAACGTTAATAGCTAATTTATCTAAGGTGCCAACATTTCTAGGGTTTTCATAATGATCTAATACTTTGTCTGAATAAGCCATATTATGCTGAGAATGATGAACCACAGCCACAACTACTTGTGGCATTTGGATTCTTTATCTCAAATTGTTCTCCCATGAGTGATTTTTTATATCCTATATTAGAACCTTGAAGATATTGCATACTCATAGAGTCAACTAATATAGTTACATCATGTTGTTCTATGACAAAATCATCATCATTCTGAGTATCTTCAAAAGTGAATCCATAACTAAATCCTGAACATCCACCACCTTGAACAAAAATTCTAAGTTTAAGTTCTGGATTACTTTCTTCAGTTATTAATTGTTTAAGTTTATCAGCTGCAGATTGTTCTATTGTTATTTGTTGTTCCATATGTTATTTATTCGTTCTGTATGTAGTTTTTATATTTAATTAATATTTCATCTGCTATATCAGTATCAATCTTTTCTGAATATGGTTTTATATCAAGGTCCTGTAACATCATAAATGCCCATATCTGACCATTAAAATTAACATCAAAATCATTATTTTCATGTGATATTCTATTGTTTTTTATAAAATCTATCCTACATTTTAAAGTATCAGAATATGTTATAGTATCTTTAGTATATTTCCAAAATGGTTCCTGTCTACCTTTATTTCCAAGATAATGTAATGAGATAAAATCAAACATTTCATTGTATTGTAATCTCATATGTCCATTAAATGCTTCAATATCATTATCACTAAAGAAACCTTTTCTTATTTTACCAAGAAGAAATAAAGCAGCTTGTTGGATAGTCCATAATCCGCTAGATTCAATTGGCTCAATAAATCCAGATGATAGACCTATTGAAACAACGTTCTTATTCCATGGATTTTTATAATTTCCGGGAGTAAATTTAATATGATTAAACTTATCTCCAATTAAATTTTCTTTACCCCAATAATTAATAAACCATTCTTCAACTTCTTTTGAATCTGATACATCACTATTATATACCATCCCAGCACCAATTCTAGTATCAATTGGAGTTATCCACATCCATCCAAATGGAGTAGCGTGAGCAGATGTATATGGTACCTGCTGTTCTTTTTTATTAGTATAATTGATTGGTCTAGCCATAGCAGCATTTACTGGAGTATAAGAGGACCTCTCAATAAATTCATATGAAGAATTCTTCTGTTTGATAATTGAATTTTTAGCTAGTCCTAAACAATCTATAAAAAGATCAGAATATATTTTTTCTCCTGTTTTTAATACAACACATTTTAAACTTCCATCTTCGTCATATTCAAGATCAATTATATCATTCTCAATTCTGTTAATTTTAGTTCTTTGTCTAAGAAAATCAGCTAATTTTATTGCATTAATATGATATCCTAAATTAATATTAGAATGTTCTTTTTTAATAACATATTTAAGATATCCTGGAATTAATTCTCTAATATCTGTTGGAATTTGTAAAGAAGTGCTTTTTGCCAAATCAAAAAGTGTTATTCCATTATTAACTAATATTTCTGGATTATAATAAAGAGGTTGCCACATATGATCTTTATTACCATACCAATCATAATAATAGATTCCGCTCTTTTGTGAAGATTCACACTCATCATACCAATCTTTTTCTTGATATCCACATGATTGCATAAAATATTTAAATGAAAATAAAGTAGCTTCTCCAACTCCTATTGAAGGAATTGATTGGCTTTCTATTAAATTAATTTTAGCATATTTAATATGATTTGCTAATAAACCTGCTGTCATCCATCCGGCAGATCCTCCACCAAGAATAGTTATAGTATTAATTCTTTTTGCCATATTATCTTTTTTGTTTGCTTTTAACTCTGTACTCAGCAATCAAAGCATCCTGAATTCTAATTTTATTGTCTTGATCTCTAATAAGTTTATTTTGTTCGTCAATCTTTTGTAGTATGATAAGATCTTCTTCTGTTAATTTTGCCCATTTGTTTACCGCTTCATCGATTCGTTTATTCTGATTGATGATCTGTTGTTGATATTCTACCACCTGAATATAACACATGAATGATGTATATAAACATGCTAAACAAAGTACTACTAAAGCATAACCAGTTAATCTTAATTTATTTTTCAATTTTCAAATGACTCCTATGAATTCTACACTGTATTTGACCATTATACCACTTATCAGGATTCTCTAGTACTTCATGTTGAAACTGATACTTGGCTTCATAATATGTTGCTGTTCCTTTAGTGAGACAAAACATTAGGATTTCCCGTTTAAACTTATCTTCTCCTAATGTCTTGACATCAGCTTGAACGTCTTTAGACGAAGACCAATATGTCTTCCAATCTGAATCTACTTTACTTCTTATTTTCTTTTTCTTTTTAGTACCGTCTTTAAGTTTAACAGTCTTAGTACTCGTCTTTGAAAACTTAGATAGTTTCTTACCAATATATCTCTTACCGGTAACGAGATTAGTAATGAGATATACAAAACCCACGTATTTGATGTCAATATCCTCAATGGGCACATTATTATATAACCATGTCATTCGTGATCATCTTCATCTTCTTCAAAGATATCTGCACCGCACACAGGGCAAAATACAATATCTTCAATTGTGATGTCATTTGTTTTTACTGTAACTTTACCTGTGGATTGACAATTCTCACAGTGGAAATATTTAGTTGCCATTAACTTGCTCCTCCCCATACATCTGACCAAGAACCTTTTAAAGCGCCTTTGGCATAATCAGTTACTCGGTTCTCAAAGAAGTTACCATGTACAGGAGCATTAATCATTTCTTCTACCCATGGAAGTGGGTTCTTTTTAACTTTAAAAATACCTTTAAGACCTAATGATATAAGTCTTCTATCAGCTATATAACGGATATATTGTTTAACATCTACTGGTTCTAATTCTCTCATGTTAGCACCTTGATAACATAAGTCAATAAACTTATCTTCTAATTGAACCATCTTCTCTGCTATAGTATATATACGACCTTTAAGATCATCATTCCAAATCTCATTATTCTCTTTAATAAATGTCTTAAATAACTTAATCATGTTCTCAGCATGCATGGTTTCATCTACAATTGACCATGTAACAATCTGACCCATACCCTTCATCAAGCCATGACGAGGAAAATTAAGCAACATAATAAAAGAACTGAATAACTGCATCCCTTCGGTAAATGCCGAAAACACAGCAATGTGAGTAGCAGTAGAAGATAGATCTCCATTCTTAGAACTAAGTTCGGTGACATAATCATGTTTATCCCTCATTTCTTGGTATTCAGCAAATTCACTATATGTTGATTCAGGCATACCTAATGTCTCAATAAGATGAGAGTATGCTGCGATGTGTAGGGCTTCGCGTGCTGCAAAGCCCATCAACATCATTCGTACTTCTGGTTGAGGGAAGTACGGTAGGTAGTTCTTAACATACCCGCCTGCCACATCAATATCGCCTTGTGTAAAGAACCTAAAGATATTAGTAAGGAATAACTTCTCTTCTTTAGTTAACTTCTTTTTCCAATCCTTTACATCTTCAGCCATTGGAACTTCAGTATGCAACCAATGTGCTTGCTCATGTTTTAACCATGCATCATAAGCCCATGGGTAGTTGAAAGGTTTAAAATGATCTCGGGTGTCTGTTAGTTTATATGTCATTATGCGTGCCAATCTAAAATTAAATGAATCCTATCTTGTGTTCCTAAATTATATACCGAATGCGGTTTATTTGCATTGTTTATTTCCCATATATCACCAGATTTCATATTTTTTATTTCATCACCAACTTTAAAAGATACTTTATCATTTGTAATTATTGGTATATGATGTCTATGACAGATTTCAAGAGAACTCCCACCATCAATATGTGTTGGAATAATTTTTCCTGCTGGAAGATTAACTAATATGGCTCGAGCAATCCATCCTGTTTTATAATACTCCAAAAATACAGTATTTAAAGATTTAATTTGTTCCTCAAATAATGAATACCATTTATATGTATTTGGAAAATCTGAAAAATTCTCTTCAAATAATAATGGAACTGTTAAAGTATCTTTATGAGCATCAAATGTTTTTTGACGATAATTGTAATCTCCCCAAATATCATCAGTAAATGATTTTACTTTATCTGCAATATCATTTACATCTATACTCCCTACAAATTTAAAATTAAAATCCATATGTAAATTTTTTAAAAGTCTTTTAATTTCAATACAGCCTTTTCTGCTGTGTTATTAGATAATTTAGGTGAGAAGTTAATACCAGTCTTTTGCTCAATAGATGCAACTGATACAGCATAGTTATCTATAAGTTTTGGATCAAGTTTCTCATTAGGAAATAGATATGCGATTTGTTTACCTGTTTTAGGATCAATAATAATTTTATAAATCTGATTAGGAATAGCTACTTTATTCATCATTGCAGGTTGGGCATCAAAGATTGTACCTGTGATAATATATACTTCACCTTTAACTTGTGCCCAGTATCTAGTATTTTCTTCTAAGTATTTCCAAATACCGCGGTTATTACCAGGAACTTGAGGCATCATGTTAGTAAGAAAGAAAGATTCGGACATAGCTTTAGCATCAAATACTAAATCAGCTGCTGGAGCCATATGTCCTCGGTCAAATCCCATACCAGTATAATCTGATAATGTTGCTCTGTGCTGAACTGGTACTTCTGGATCTTCTCTAAAATCATCTTTACGTGGCGCATTCTTAGTCAAATTAGCAACTGTAATATGTTCAACTACATAAGATGACACTTTTGTATTATAGTTATAATTAACTGCATAACCAATACGGCATAGATACTGATTATTACCTTCTGCCTTAATTGGGGCGCCATTCCATACATGTTGTTTACACTTATCATCAATCCCATTTGCATTTGCTAAAGATGCAACCGCCAATAAAACTACTACTAATAACTTTTTCATACATTTTCCTCGGTTTCTAAATAAATGTTACATTCACTTACTGTTATGTCTTTGATCTTTACTTTCTTTCCGTCAATCCTAACAAAGACATGAGGTTCAACGTATCTCTTTTTTACAGATGCAGCACTATTCATTCCTAAGAATATATTGTGTGATGCATCTTTTAATCTCTTAATCATACCTTCAATTTGCATATTATCCCTCACAAGCCAAACAGGTTTCGCCTTCAGTCATTGCTTTTAAATCGATCTCAGCAATAACTTCTCTTTCAATTCGTTTAGATACTTTATCTGCCTTAGCGATCTTATCTGAACGACAGTAGTACATAGTCTTAAGTTTTTGTTTCCAAGCTTGGAAATGAACCGCATGAACATATTTAATATGACTGTCGGGTCTAAAAAATACATTCAAGCTTTGTGCTTGGTCGATAAACTCTTGACGGTCTGCAGCATGTTGCACCACCCATCTTTGATCGATCTCCATAGAAGTCTTAAACACATCCTTGGCCCAATCGTCCAGTATATCCAAATGTTGTACTGAACCATCGTTCGCAATAATTGAAGACCAGATCTCATCATACTTATCACCAGCTTTCTCCTTTATAATCTTGTCAAGATACTGGTTCTTATGTAAATGCGATCCTGATAAGGTATCTTGTCTATAAGCATTTGCTCTGAATGGTTCTATTGATGGGGAAGTATTGCCCATAAGGATAGAAGAGCTAGCATTGGGAGCAATAGCCATAAGATGAGAAAAACGATTTCCAGTACCTTCGGCATCGGGCGCTTCTCCGCGTTCTTTGCCAAGATGCTTATTTGCCTTGTCGAGAGTTGTTCGTACGTGAGAGAAAATTTGTCTATTGAGTCCTGTAGCCATTGCGGACTCCCACGGAATATTTTTTCGCTGCAATAAAGCGTGCCAACCAAGAGCCCCAATACCAATAGAACGCTCACGAGAAGCAGAGAACTTAGCACGAGAAATAGAACGAGGAGCAGTGTCGATAAAATATTGAAGAACATTGTCCAACATTTCAGCAACATCCTTAAGAAACAAGCTGTCATTTTTCCAATCATCATAATACTCCAAATTTAAACTAGATAAACAGCAAACAGCTGTTCTCTTTTCATTAGTAGGTAAAATAATTTCTGAACATAGGTTTGATTGATTTACTTTTAAACCCTTGTCTTTTAACCATTGAGGCAATTTTCTATTAGATTCATCTATGAAATGCAGATATGGTTCACCCGTTGTAATACGTAATTCTAATAGTTTTTGCCACAACTCTTTTGCAGATACTTTTTCAGTTACTACACCTGAATGAGGATCTTTTAATTCCCATGTATCATCTTCATTAGGATCTATCATGCAACGTTCTATGATCTCCATGAATGAGTCTGGAATATTAACTCCATGATGTAAGTTCAAGCAACGCATGTTTTGGTCGCCTGTAGGCTTACGCATCTCAAGGAACATTAAAATGTCAGGGTGTGAAATATCCAAGTAAGCAGCATAACTGCCGCGACGAGTACGCCCTTGACGATAAGCAAGAGAGCTAGCATCGTACATTTTAAGATGAGGCATAACGCCAGTAGACTTATCATCAGCAGACCTGATTCCAAAGCCAATACCAACACCACCCCCAAGCATAGATAGCCAATTAGTTTCAGATAAGTTTTCAACTAGACCCTCCGCGGTATCTTCAATAAAATTTAAAAAGCATGATATAGGTAAACCCCGTTTAGATCTACCAAATGATAGTATAGGAGTAGCATACGATAACCAATGCTTTGATGAATAATCATATAATCGCTGTGCATGGAATTTATCTGATGAAAATTTACTTGATACAAATGCAAATCTTTCTTGTGGAGATTTTTCTCCATCCGCCATATATGACTCTTTTAATCTAAGCATTCCTAATTCATCAAACAATGAATCTCGTGAATAGTCAACCTTAATACCATGAACTTCTTCGGTCATTTTAACTCCAATTATTTGTTTTTAGTTTTTTCTACTACTTGCAATCTTAATGCTGTTGTTGAGAAGCGATGGTCTCTCTTATTAAAATGTAATTGAATACCACGCTTCTTACATATGTCTTTACCAGTAAAGTCTTGATCGCGATACTCATCACCAAGTATTCTAATATCTATGTGAAACATCTGGAGAATATCTTCAAGATCTTGCTCGGTTCTATAGACAATAACTTCATCAACGTATTTTACCGCTGATAATTGAACTTGTCTTTCTACTATACTTTGAATCGGTGAATTTTTATTTGCTCGATCAACTGATGGATCGACTTGTAAACCACATATTAAATAATCACATTGTTCTTTTGCTTCTCTTAACATACTTATATGACCAGCATGTAATAAGTCAAATGTAGAAGCTGTAAAACCTATTTTCATATTATCCTATAAAATCATTTAATGTTGCGCCAGCACAAACACCACCTTCTTGAATCGTGTTTACTCTGGCAATCTTGCGTTTTGATATCAAATGAGGATTTGCTTTAAGCCAGCAGTAAACTCCATATTGGCATAAACCTACCTCTGTTCCATATACCTTCATATTGTTTTGATTATGTTCAAATACTTTAACATTACCAACTTCAAAATTATGAAAGTGTGGATGAATATTTATTCTTTCAAAAAGTTGTTCTTGGTTATCTCTTAACCATACAACCATATCTGCATAAGGAAACTTCTTACCAGTCCATTTATCAAATATATTTTCTAATGATTCCCTAGCACCAGGACCAGGAGCACAAAAGCTTTCATCATGATGGAAAGGTAAATATGGGTTTACTGAGTTTGAAGTAGCACAGTGATACCCATAATATTCTCCGATTCCAGGTTTGGAAGTAAGAATATCAAACATTCCTTTTAGAGAACCTGCATTCTCTATAATATTATCTATAGTACCATCGATAGTCCAGCTAGATATCCATTCAATAATATCCGCCAGAGTAGCTTTTCTATTGGCATCATTATACTTAATTCTACAATAGTTTCTAGCTGCTGTCTGGAGAGACGTATGCAACTCAGTTGTACCATAGAACTTCTGCTTTTGTTGCCTACCTATATCTATATATCTTTTTATTTCATTCAGGTAATCATCATCTCCTTTGCCGATTCTTTCAAAATCAACATGGGCTTGCTTAACATCTGATATACCAGTGACCAATCCATGAATACCTCGAGCTCCATAGAAGTGAGATATAATTGTATTACCTATTTTATTAGGCATAGACAGAGTAGGAACAGTTACTATATTCTCAATGATATATCTCATTCGATCATCTTGTAGAATATTGAAACCAAAATACTCAACGTCAGCATTTAATGCTGGATCTACTGAATCATCATTTTCATACTTGTCACGAAGACCAAATTGCCATTCAGTTCTTTCATTAACCTTTACTAGAAAATGCTCAAAGTCTTTAAATTTCTCGATGTTGAGATACTTCTCATACATGTCTCATATTTTCCTTATAGGTCAAATCATGATCTAAATGTACCACATTAACCCAAGGAGCATGTTTTTTAATTTCAGCAATTTGAATAGGATCATCTTCAAAATGAATTTGAATATCCTTTCCAGTTTCTTTAAGAGCATTAAGAATCATTGCCTTATGAACTCCTGAACCTGCTCTAGATTTATTATCAAAGTTTGTAGGATTATAAAATACTGTATTAAAAATACCTGCAGACTCAAGCATTTCTTTAGTTTCAGGTTCTTCATCAATAGATCTACCAGTAATAATAACATCGTCAGGACCTGGTCTAACTCCAATCAGGCCCTTACGAATGTATATAACCCCGTCAATATCAAAACTATTCATTAATAGTCCAATACTGCTTTATTGAACGTGTATGGTAATTTTTTAGCTTTTGGATTCTTATTTGATTGTTGTAACTCAGTCAACTCAGTAAAACGTCGACGAGCTAAAGCATCACATTCATATTTTGCATCTTCTGTCTTCATTTGTAATGGAGGAGATTTTTGAGTCCATGCTGAAGCACCTCTTAAATAACCTACAATACCCATTTCAGAAGCAACTTTACAGAATCGAATTGCTGATACTACAACTGAACCTGAGTTTGGAGAATCTTGTACAGATAAACGAGCAGTTAATTCATAGCGTGCTCCACCAAAACCATAAGCAACGATATCAAGGTTTGCGATCTTATTATCTGAACCTACATATTGACCATTTGGTTTTTGCAACACTGTTAAACTTGGACCTGCATAAAGAGTCATACCAGCGATAGTTTCATCACGAACGATATTTTGTCCTTTAAGTACATTCTCTTTAGAGATATGTTTAGATTCTAATCGATCTTCCTTTGCCATATTCAAGAAGTCAGTATTTGCTGTACGACCTGTTCGAACATTTTCTTGACCTTGTGTTGTACCTGCAGCCATGTTCATTTGAATATGCTGTGTAACCATTAAACCTGAATCTAACATCGCTCCTTGTAATACTTCAGATAAACGTGAAGCACCCCAACCTGATCTCATATCAGAACCAACGATTGTTAAACCATTATCGATAAAACGTTGTTCAACTTCTTGTGCAACTTCATAATCGATTAATGTAGGAATACAGTTAATGAAATGACATTTTGCTTTGATCGCTGCGTCTACATAGAATTTAGTTGCTTCTTCTGAACCAACTGGTAAATAATTAATGATAACATCTACCTTATGATATTTTAATAGATCGACAACACGATCAAATGGTTCAGCAGGAATAGCACCGATTCTAAATGATACTTCTTCTGGGTAGTCTAACATGTGTGGAGCTACTCCATCTAGTAGAGGACCTGAATAAACCATTGCATCTTTAGATACACATGCTTCAGTAATATCAAACACATGATCCATTGCGCAGTTTGGTAATGCTCTTAAAGCATCTTTTAATGGGTGATTTACTTTACGAATATCCACATCGAAACCGCAAACAAATTCAATATCATTTACAGTATATCCACCGATGTCTGGATACATTAGACCTACTTTGTCGTCTGGGTTTTCAATATAGTACTGAATACCTTCAACGAGAGATTTGGCGCAGTTGCCTACACCGATAATTGCTACCTTAATTTTAGACATATTGTCTCCTTTATATCAGTTTATTTGAAGGTCAAATTTGGCTTGGTTTCCCAAGAGTAGGACCTTATTCAAAAAATGAGTTTAATGATGATTGTACTTCT